GAACCACAATACAACCCAGTGCTAGAGAGCAGACCAGACAATGGTGGACTACAACATTATCTTCCAGAAAAGAGGAACATACTGCTGTAGTTGTTATTGGCTCTAGACAGCATCCAGAAGATTTATATAACTTTCTTTTAGAAAACCCAGAGATGACCACGATTGTAGAAGAAGCACATAATGCAGAATGTACATTGCCAGAAAACGAAATAGAGGTACATACTGATTGTATGTTGTGGAAAACTAAACGAACTTACAAATGGTTGAGGTCAAGAAAAGTTGCAGCTGAAACAACAGGTGGTAAAGCTATATTTGAAATGGTGTATCTTAACAAAGCATTTGTTGATGGTATAACAATGTTTAACTCTGAGGATATAGATAATTGTAGAGATGTTAATAGGAGCATAGGTCACATACCAGCAGGTACACACTTGATAGCAGGACTTGACCCAGCTTCTACTGGATTTCAGGCTTGTGTGTTATGGGCTGCTAATCCAGAAACAGGTCAGTTGTACTTAGTAGATATAGAAAACGAAGAAGGTGGAGGAATAATACAAGCAAGAGAATCTATTAAGAGATGGTATGAAAAGTATAATTGTGCTCACTGGGTTATAGAAGAGAACGGATTTCAAAAAGCAATACGACAAGATGAAAAGATTAGGGACCTCTGTGCAAGATTTGGTATCTATACAGAAGGTCATCAGACCCAGAGAAACAAGTTTGACCCAATATTTGGTGTAGGTTCAATGGCAGGTTTGTTCAAAGAAGGATTGATTAATTTACCTTATGGTGACCCAAATAGCGAAGTTAAGAGTAATATATATCGTAGACAACTAATTTATTTTTCTTCAGCTGCTAGTAAAGCTAAAGGCAATAAAAGTTACAAATCAGATGTTGTAATGGCATCTTGGTTTCCTTTAAAAGTTATTAGAAGGTTAGGCAAAGAACGCTTGGCTGAGGTAGGATTAGATTACGAACCTAGTTTTGGAGAATGGAATATAAGCGATATGAATGAAAGTCCTTGGTAATGACACCTGAGCAGATACAACACGCTATAACACAGTTACATTTTGATAACCAAAGTGCATACTCTACTAGAGGTCGTGTTCGTGCAATTATGAATGGTGGACCTGATGGTATCCAAGCTTTACTTGGTGATAACCTTAAAGGTTTCCAAGACTGGCAAGTACCTGTACCAAACCTTATGATGTCTGGTTTAGAACATTTATCACAAAAGATTGGTCGTATTCCTAACTTAAAAGTAGATGTACCTAATGGTAAGGATAGCGATAGAGCAAGACAGAAAGCTGAAAAGATTGGCAGAATTGTTAATGCTTATGATGATGTACAGAAATTAGATTTACAAATGCCACAAGTAGGTAGATGGCTACCTGGTTATGGTTTTGCTGTTTGGGTTATTAGAGAGAAAAAAGATGCCAATGGTGTATCTTATCCTATAGCTGAACTTCGTGACCCTTACAATTGTTTCCCAGGTTACTTTGGTGCAGAACAACAACCTAAAGATATGTCTATTGTTCGTAGAGTTCCTAAAGAAACTCTAGCTAGAACATACCCTAAATATAAAAATCAAATATTAAATAAGGATGCTTATAACACAAATTTCTTAGGTGCAGGTAATTCCTACGCTTCTGCTTACACTGATTCATACAATGGCTCTTGGGCTAACAGTAATGGTGATGGCGACTTAATAGCAGAGTATTACAACTTAGAGGGAACTTATATTTTCCATATGACCTCTGCAACTATTCTTGACTTCATACCAAACCCACTGGATAGTGGACCAGCATTTGTTATTGCTAAGAAATTTAGCTTTGACAGAATGCAAGGACAGTATGACCAAATCATAGGACTTATGGCTTCTATGGCAAAGATTAATGTGATGTCAATAATAGCAATGGAAGATGCAGTGTTTACAGAAACTAACATATCTGGAGAGATAGAATCAGGACAATATAGAAAAGGTAGATTCGCTGTTAACTATCTAGCTCCAGGTACACAGGTTTCTAAACCAGCATCTAATGTTCCTTATCAAATTTTCCAACAGATAGATAGAATAGAACGACAACTTCGTGTTGGTGGTTCTTATCCTTCTCAAGATGATTCGCAGTCGCCACTTAGCTTTGCTACTGGTAGAGGACTTGAAGAACTAGGAGCGTCTATGTCACTTATGATAAGAGAGTACCATACTGTTATGGCTGACTCTATAGAAATGATTGACTCTAAAAGATTAGAGTGGGATAAAAAAATGTATGGTGGTAGTACTAAAGCATTATCTGGTTATATGGATAATACTTTTTATTCAGAAAACTATGACCCAGCTAAAGACATTAGTTCTTTTCAAACACGAAGAGTGTACGGAGCTATGGCTGGATATGATGAACCACAGAAGATAGTTACAGGACTGCAATTACTTAATGCAGGGATTATTGATAGTCAAACATTACAAGAAAACTTAGATGGACTTGATAATATTGTTAGAGTCAATGAAAGAATTACAAAAGAAAAAGCAGACAAAATATTATTTGAAACACTGTTATCACAAGCCCAACAGGGCGACCCTAAAGCAACAATGACAGTTGTTCAAATAAGAAGTAATCCAGGTAATATGCAAAATATATTGGATAAATTTTTTACTGCAGAGGAACCAGAAATTCCTGAAGCAGAACAAAGTCTGATACAAGGATTACCAGAAGGAGCTGCCTTGCCACCACAAGGTGCTCCACCTGGTATAGCACAGTTATTACAAGGGTTAGGTCAATAATGGCACCTCTTAATAAAAGATTTGAAGAAATAGTAGATTTCTGTTTAACAGATGTAGATGAAATATGTGATGGTATTATTTTAGAAGAAGATATATTCAAACCACGAGGTGGATTTAATATGGGAAAATACCCACCAATGGGATTCCCTTTTGGTAGTATAATTGTGAATTCAGTGTTTCAATTTTTTTTCGAGGAAGAAGATGAAGAAGAATGAGTAGAGCACCTAAATCACCTAAAGTAACAAAAACAGCATTGAATGTACCTCCAGCAGGTAGAAACTTTGTAGATAATAGCAAGATGGGTTATGGAGAAAAAGTAAAGATGAAAGAATTTTTAGATGACTCACCTACAGTTAGTAATGAAATTGTTACAGATACTGTAGCTCCACAACAAATACCTCTTGACCCTACTGTACAAAAACAATTAGATTTGGATGTCTTTGCTGGTACTAATAGAAAGAATGAAAATGTACGAACAGGATTAGGTGTACCTAACAATATGAGAAGTACAAGAGAATTAGTACAAGAAATGTATGACCTAACAGGTGACCCAGACTTAGCCAGATTATTGAGTTAGTATGTCATTTTCAATATTTGATGGCGATATTGCAGATGATGATATAGCAAGAAAAGAACAAGATAAAAGAAATACACCTTCCACTATAAATAAAGAGATGGCTCAACAAGCTGCTTCTATAGCTAACAAGTATCCAACACTTCCTGCAGGTGCAGTCGTAGGTGCTGCTCGTTTAAACATATCACCTGATGACCCAAGACTAAAACAAATTGTTATACAAGATTCAATTCTTAAAGAAGAAGAAGGATTCGGTGCTGTTAAAACTGCTGGTAACTTTGCAAAAGAAAAAGGTAAAGCAGGTTTAAGAGGACTGTTTCTTGGTTTCCAATCAGCTTGGGAAGAAGGGCTACCAGAGAAAGTAAGGTACTTAGAAGCTAGACAACAAGGTATGACACACGAAGAAGCTACAGAAGCTTCTGAAACAGAATTGTTTAAAGCAGGTATCACAGGTAAAGGTGACTTAGGAGATGGTTTATTCTTAGGAAGCACTGACCCAACTACAACTGATGAATATAAAAATTTAGTAGAGAGTGGTGTTAGTCCAGTAGATGCAAGACAGTTTGTATTAGATAATGTTTTAGAACCACAGATATACGAAGAACAAAGACTTAAAGCTGAAACAGGAGTACAGTTCCAGGGTGAACGAAGAGCTAAGTTTGAAGCAGCAGGTGTTGCTCCAACAGTAACTATTGGTCGTTGGTTGTTTAAACCATTTGATGAAGTAATTGAACCAGGTACTAAAGCATATAGTTTTATGACTGGTGCTATTGATTTAGTTGCACAGATATATGGCGACCCTACAGCTTGGTTTACCCTAGGTTTATCTAAAGTAGGTAAATTAGGTAAAACATTTACTTCTTTACAAAATATGAAAAAGTTTGAAGCTAGTGGATTAATTGGTGCTGCTAGAAAAACTATACACGGACCTACATCAAAAGCATTTTTAGCTGGAGATGAAGGTTTAACTTTTAAAAAATTCTTATGGGAAAATGCTGAAAATGGAAATGTAATTATTAAACAAAGTGGTGAACAAATTAAAGATGAAAAGTTTTTATTAGAACTAAGAAAACTAAAACAAAAAAATCCTAAAGCAACATATGATGATATTAATAAAGAGTTAACTGATTTTGTAGATGGTTACCTTACAAACCAATTAACAAACAATATGCTTCCAACTATTGCTAGAAAAACAAATCGTTTATCAAAGATGATGGATAAAACATATGGAGCAAGAATGATAACTGGAGATGTAGAGGGTTCATTAGTACATATAACAAGATTACTTAATCTTGCTACAGACCAATTAGATGCTGATGCTGCACAAAAATTAAATGGAAAGTATTTTAATAAAATGTTAGATGCTTTAGATAGTGATGATGCACCTACAGAAGTAGTTAATACATTAGTTGAGTTTTTTCAAAAAGATTTTAAGAATCCTATCGTAAAAAATATGGGTGGAAAAATAAATAAAGATGGAAGTATATTAAGCAAGGTAGATGCTCCTAACGACCCACAGGCTTTGTCAGAATTTCAAATAAAACTTATTGAACGAGGAACTAATGTAATGGGTAAATTTTATGCAGATGGTGAAATGGCTAAGACTGCAGGTAGAAAATATTCTAATCAAGATTTACCATTTACAGGTTTATTACAAAAAATATTAAAGAAAAAAGGTAAACCTGTTAACGAAGAAGAATTTCTAGTTAGTCCATTAACAGTTACACAATTAGCAGATGAAATATTTTTACCTAACCCAACAGATTTATTAAGAGTTGGTAAAGCATTAGACAGTAAATTAGGTCCTATAGGTAATCAATTCTTTGCTGGTGAAAGTGCAGATACAGTTCGTAGATTTATGGATAACTATTATGGTGGTTATTTTAAACCATTAGTTTTATTACGACCAGCTTGGACATTAAGAGTCGTCTTAGAAGAACAAATAAGAATTATGGCATCAGGTGTTACCAGTCCCATCAGACACCCAATAGATACTATTGCTAGGTTATTCGGTAATCCAAGAGAATCTCAAATTGGTTTGTTAGGTTCATTTGAAAACAACGCTTATTTTATGGAGGGAATGACAGAAACTGCTGGTACATTATCTTCAATACGAAGAAGATATGCAGGAGCAGGTACTTGGGGTACAGTAGACAAAGGTAAAAACTTTAACACTTGGAAAAACGCATCATTTAGAAATGTATTACAAGCATATTTTGACCCTTTGTCAAAAGAATTAGCAGCTATACAAATGTTACCTGCAGCTAAAAGAGCAACAGCGTTAAGAGCTTTAAAGAAAAGAGCTAATACTAAAGGTAGTAGTTTAAACAAGAATATTAAAAAAGTTACTGGTGCTAAATCACATATGTTTAATGGTGCTGGTAGACAGTCTGCTCCAGGTAGAGCGTTAGCTGATGAGTTTATTAATTATGTAAATGCAAACTTAGCTGACATAGCTGGTGGTAGCGTCAAGACTACAACAGCTGGTGGAGCTACAGCAGCTTCTAGTAGATGGATTCAAGAAGGTGGTAACCCAGAACTATTACAATTTATAGCTAGAAAAGATGCAGTTAATGATTTAGCTGGTCTAAAGAAAGTAGACTTTGATGCTTACTGGAGAGGTGAACTTACTGATACTGAATACGATAGAATTACAACACAACTAAGAAAAAACCAAGAGGCAATTAAAAAAGATTTCTTTGAAAAGTATTTAGATGTTTTACCTAAAACAGCTAAAGCTGAATTGTTTTCAGAAAAAAGAAGTGTCAATATGGCAAATGATTTTGTAGATAAAGCATTTGATATGTTGATGTCTGTACCTACTAATAAATTATCTAGGTCAGTAGCATTTAAAGCTACCTATTGGAAGAAAGTAGCAGAGATTGCTGGACATACAAACAAGGCAACATTAAATAAATTAGTTAAACAAGCAGAAAAAGCTGGTATTAATACTGGTACAGCTGCTGAAAGAAAAGTTTATAAGAAAATAAAATCTTATGAAGGTCAAACAGGTGGTATTAATGATATAGAGATTGTAGACAAAGCAGCAGCTTCATTTGCACTAGGAGAAACTAAGGGATTATTATATGATGTTACTACTAGAAGTAGATTAGGTAATTCTACTCGTGCATTGTTTCCATTTGGTGAAGCATTTATTGAAATATTTACTACCTGGGGAAAAATTATTAAACAAGAAAGAGGCAGACCTTTAAGAAGAGCGCAACAAATTATACAGTCAGGCAGAAAAGAAGGTGCTAAATTTGAAGATGATGACCAAAAAGGATTCTTTTATCGTGACCCTTTAACTCAACAAGAGTTATTTAATTATCCTGGGACAGGATTACTTAGAAAGTGGATGTTTAAAGATTTAGAAGAAAATGGTATTAAAGTTAATATGCCTGTTTATTTACAATCTATAAACTTAGCAGCAAATGTTATACCTGGTTTTGGTCCAACAATAACAGTACCTGCAGCGTTTCTTAATGAAAAATTTAAAGTGTTTAAACCAGAAGGTCTTGCACAGTTTATATTATTTGGTGACTTTTCACCACCTAGAGCTGGTACTCCAGGAGAAATAGCGACAGCATTAATTCCTTTTCCTACTTATGCTAAAAAGTTTTTAACAGCATTTCAACAAAACTCTGATGAAACTAAAAGAATGTTTAACAATACAACTATTGAAGTATACAAAGCCTTGTTGTATGCAGGAGAAATATCTGATGAGTCACCTGCACAAGCAGCTAAAGGTTTAGACTTAGCTGCAGATTATGCACAAAATATTATTATGTTTAGGGCTTTTGCACAATGGATAGGACCTGCAGGTCCATCATCACCTAAGTATGAAATAAAAGATGAAACAGGTAACTTCTTTTTATTTGAAACACTTGCCCAAGAATGGAGAGATATATCCACAGCAGCAGGTGATATTGATGAAGCTATGAAAGAATTTACAGATAAGTTTGGTTTTGACCCTATTGCTATAGCAACAGCTAAAACAGAAACTATAAAGAAAAGACCTATTACTGGTGATGGTGCAGAATGGGAAAGAGATAACCCTGATTTAATTGGTAAATTTGATTTAACTTATGGGTTCTTAATTGATGAAACAAATGCAGAGTTTTCTTATGATGCTTATTGGAACCAGATAATAGAAGGAGAAAGAGCTCCAAGAACACCTGAACAATGGCAGAGAGCTAAGAATATTCTTTTAGGTAACCTAGAGTTTGAAGCCTGGATGATAAGAAATGACCTAATAAACAAAACAGACAAGGTTTCTACTGCAGCTAAGAGAAACAAAAAAGCTGATTTAGCATCAAGGTATTATGGTTATGGACTTGCTATTCCAGGTTCTATAAAGAAACCAGAGCTTGATGAAATTATTATGGAACTATATACTTGGTTTAACCCAGTGACCTACGAAATAATACCTGAACTAAAAGAACAACCTGTAGCACAAGCACTGGTAGAATATATTAAAGAAAGAGATAAAGTTATTGAGTTGACTACTAACATACCAGGTACTAATTATTTAGCTACCTCGTTTAGAACATCAGCTAAACTTGTTCCTTTTAGAAAACATTTAAGAAATGTTAAAAGCCAAATACAGGTACAATACCCTGAAGCAAAGGCTTTGCTACAAGAAGTTTTTGAAAGAGAACTAAGAAACGAGTATGAGGATGAAGAATTGTTAAAGGCACTGAACGAATAATGGAAACAACAGTATTTGTAGATAGAATTATAGAAATCCTTAGAAGTGTTAACTCGCAAGTTAGGGCTGGTGAAAACAGATATAGCTTAACAGATGAACAGTTTGATACTATAAACCAGACACAAGACTTAGCTACAGTACAACAATATTTATTAGCTTATGGAATACCACCATACCTTATAGACATAGCATTAGATGAAAACCAAAGTATGGCTGATGTTGCTAATAGTGGATATGATTTAAGTTTACAACAAGCGTATAACGAGTTTGGTGGAATAACTCCTGGTACAAGCCCTATAGGAGTTACTGCTAGTTATGTAAGTCCCAGAGGTGAGGCAGCTTCTGAATATTACACAGAGAATGATTTAGTAAATAATTTTTCTGGTATAGGAGAAGAGTCTATTGCAGGTATCCAAGCATCTTTAATAAATGCAGGTCTGTTAGAAACAGATGCAGGATTTATTGCAGGTGATTGGGGTCCTGGTACACAAACAGCTTTCTCATACATCTTAGCTATGACTAATAGAAGAGGTGTAACCACACAGGAAAAAGAAACTGGTTCAGCTTGGCGTAGTGCATTAGCAGAATTTGAACAAAATCCATTACCGAAGTACCCAGATGCAGAAGCATATTTACCACCAGACTTTGACAGTGTTGCTAACTCAATTACAAGTATGTTTAGAAGAAGTGTTAATCGTGACCCACAACCTTATGAACTTAAACTGTTGGCTAATACTTTATACTCTGAAGCACAACAAGCCTATCAACAATCAGTAGATTTAAACCAAGCAACACAACAACAAGATGTAAGTGGTGGTGGTTTACTCGCTGGTCAGTTCGGAAACTATTCAAAAGAGAATGTACAAGCTAAAATAGATTCAGAAGGCTTGACACAGATTGACGCATTAGCTGGTACACAATTTAAATTTGAAGAAATCATTGCAGATGAGAAAGGAAGGCTAGGAGAAAATGTTGATACAAGGCGTTCTAGGGCTCTTATGTTCAATTCTCTTAACAACGCCCCAAATTAATATGGTAGATAACAACGAATTATACGCATTTATGGAAGCTGTAAGACAGCAAGAAAACGCTGGTGGTGACTATCTAAAGAAACATAGAAAGACACAGACAATGACTAACAATGGTTTACAAACAGTACAAGCATATGGTGCTTATGGAATACTAGATATTAACTGGGATGCTTGGGCTAAACAAGCTGGGTACCAAGGAGCAGACTGGAGAATACCTGTCATCCAAGATATAGTTGCAGCAAATAAGTTACAAGAATACCGCAACACTTATGGTTCTTGGGATTTAGTAGCAGTAGCTTGGTATGGTGGTCCAGGTAAAGCTGATATAGCTATGAACTTTGGTATGGATGCTGTAGGAGATATTGAAAACCTAGAAGGATTTGGTCCTAATATTAAAACATATGTCAATAAAGTTATGAATACATATGAAACACAAAAAGATAAACCACAACCAGATATGAATATACAAGCATATGCAGAACTTAGAAACAAAGATAGTTTCTTTACTACTGCATACAAACCACAAGGTGAAATACTTGATGCACCTAATAACAACATTATGAAATTAAGTTCACCAGATTATTTAAGTCTTAACAGAGAAGTCGTACCACAGAATGATAAGATAGCTAAGTATGGTGCAGAGATAATAGATGCTCTTACACCTAACAGAAAAGATATATCTTTTGAATTACCTGAAGGAATGATGTAATGGCATTTGAAGCTTATAATTTATTAGGACAAAAAGGAATTAAGGGAGAAAGGAATCCAGACCCAAATCTTTCAGATGCAGAAGCAACTTATCTTTATTCAAGAAAACCTGGTGACTATAACAGTGATAATCAAGGACTTACTACAACACGTTCTGGTGAAGTAGTTCCTGTTGACCAAGAACTTCACAATAAAAAATTAGAAGATGCAGGAGTAATTCCTTTAGGGTCACTCACTGGTCGTAAAACATATACAGGATTACGTGCTGATGATACTAACAATTCAGAACCTACACAAAGTGATAATACTTCTAGTAGTTCTAATGAATCAGAAAGAGAAACTTTAAAAACACCAACAAATGTTATAGATTCTATAGGAGCTTTATATAAAACACAAGGAGGGATTGGATTTTGGAATTCTTTAAAAGATAAACCTCAATCAACTGTTATAGCTCAACTTTTACGAGATATTAGATATGAAAAAATACAAATAACCCCAGAAATAAAACGAGAGTTATTTAATGCAGATATTATAGAAGAAAACTTAGATGAAGCAAGGGAAGAAGGACTTAGTAAGTATCTTAATAAATATGGTTCTATATACAAACCAATAGAATTTGTTAAAGATACGGAAGATAAGAAACTTACATCTACTGTCAAGCCACAAGATGTAGTTGACTATAGTATTTTTGGTGATGATGCTGTATATGTAGCTTCTGCTGCAAAAGTTCTTAAATCAAAAAATATGTCTGAAGCCCTAGAACTATTAAGAAAATACAACACTGTTGAAAGTGTTACTGTCAAAGAACAAGAAAAAAACACAGTAACTAT